CCGCTCCGCGGACTGCCATTCATATTATGTGTGTAACTTTAGTAATCGCGCAGTAACGCTCGGTGTCTGCCAGTGACCGCCGGAGGCTGTAGCGCTTCTCGCGCCCTCCGGGTGAACATGGGCGGAAGATAGTATGTGTGTAATGATAAAGTTGTATTGCGTGATTAGTTAAGTAAAGTGTTTACTATTATTTTTGAAGTATACTGTCCTAGTGCTAGAGTGCCGTATTCTGTTCGGGCTTTTATTCCGTAATATGTGCCGGCATTAAGAAATAGAGGTATCGTTAAGTGAATACCTTTTTCTTGCCCTGTTATAGTTCGAACAGAAACGATATTACCAGTAGTGCTATAAATAGTAAAAATGCAACTTGTTGTTGTAGAAGTTCCATTGTCTACACCTCCTGATAATGTAAAAATATAAAGACCAGATTTCGTAACTGTAAATAATTCGTTGCTAAATGCAAAAAACGGGCTATTAGAAGTTAGAATAATATTAGTATCTGTTTTGTTAATTGTTGTTTGCTCGGTAACAACTAATTCTGTGGTAGAATTATACGGTAATATTTCTGTATTTTTTAAAATCTTTGTAACAAGATTAGGGGTGTGTAGTTCAATTCCGCCGCTTATCTGCGTTGCATATCCGGTTTTTTTAATATCTAAAATACAATTTCCGTATTGTATATTTTCGATTTTTACAAATTTTGTTTGCACTAAAGTTGCATCTAACTGTTGAATATAATTGCATGCGATACAATTTTCCACGTTTGGCGAAACTGCATTAATAACGAGTGAATAACTATCGAAAACGCTATTATATCGTTTTTGATATTTTGCTGTAACACCACAAGCATCTATAATAACTGAGTTTAATATATTATCATATCCGCCGATATATATTCCGTTCCTATAGTTATCTTGAACATCAATATTTTCTAGCGTGCATCGACCGCCATGCATTACAACACTATACTTGCCTTTTACTTCATCATTGTTATAATACAGATAAGAGCCATTGTGGAAAAATTTACCTCCATTAATATGGACATACTCTTTTTCTATGCATAAAGCACCACATTCGCATTCCCATGCGTAAATATTATTCAAAGTAATATCTGTTACATTAATATAAAAACCATATCCATAACATCTCATAGCGTGAATGTTATTGATATTAGCTAAGTAGCCGCTGTTAATATTAAGACCATTACCGCCGCAGTTGTAAATAAAAATATTTTGTAAAGTATTGTAATGGTTATACATTGGATAAGTCCCTATTTTGCTAGTATCGCTCGAGATGCCGTGCGTCTGATTAGTTGTGTTAGCTTTGTTTTGTAACAGTGAAATATCTTTTACTGTTGTTCCCCCGCTGTTAGTAATATCAACGAAACATTTTATGTTTTCATTTGTGCATAAATATGATGACGAAAATCCACTACCTATAATTCTAACGTTATTTTTAAGTATAATTGGTTTTTTTATACCATAGTAACCGGGTGGCACAATTAAAGTTCCACCACCATCATTATATAATTTTATAATAGCATTATTAATGATATCAGAGTTATCAGTATAATTTTCGTTCAAATTTTGGTTTTCGGGATATAAAGTATATACAGGTGGAACGGATGTAAAATTGAAAAAATCACTTTTGCAACCTAATAAATCAATAGGAATTGAATTATCCAATAGTAATTTGCTAATCAATTCCGGGAGTGTTCCATCATCAATCATTTTTTCCAAAGCCACATTTACATTTTCCTGCAAGTCAAGATTCGCGAAAAACTGATTGACAAAATCATATAACGCCTTGTAACTTTTTACAAGTTCATCCTGCGTGTCAAACATTTCTTTTACCGTCTTAAACAGCACAACGAATTTGTTTTCCAGACTCAACGCTCCGTTGAAATCATACGGAATCCCACGCACACTTGCGATAACCTCACAAGCCTGCGTAATCATCTGACCAAAATCGGGTAAATCTGGAAAATCTGGAATCATTGGTTTCTCTGCCATTGTTATCCCTCCTAATAAAATTGATAGAACAATTCTTTACAATCATCGCATATCCGCTTGTTAAGATTGAGAATGGTATCTCGGAATCTCTGAACCTCTAACGAGTAACTACCGTCAAAACCCTCATCTTCAATCACATCATTGTTATCTGCATGGTAAGTATCATTACTGTTCGTTTTTGTCGTATTCTCTCCATTGCTGACCGCGCTATTATGAATCGTATTTTGCCCCCGATCCATGGTAGACGCATAACTAGTTCCGGCAAAATTAATCTGCGGGTTGTCAGAGTGAATATTTTGTGTGTCGTTATTTGTATCGGCTGACGTTGTGTTTTTTGCTGTACTGTCTCCCGAGATTACACCTGTTCTTGTATCGTCTTTGGTACTCTGTACTTTTCGCGTACTCTTATGAGTAATAAGAGGATTGTACTCAAAAGTAATGCTCCGGTACAATTGTTCATAATATGGCTTATTGAGTGTTAGAATCCTTTTCAGATGATACTGAAATTCACCGATTGTTTCTAGTCCGATCTGTTCCCGAAAATACTGTAAACAAAACGTTTTTTCGAACGCAAGTTTTGCGGTCGCATATTCGGGTGCAGATGCATCGACATAAAAAGGAAAGTCAAAATTGAAGATTAAAGGAACGGCGGCTTCGATCATATTGTCGATGTTCTGATTTTCAAGTGGGGAAAGTACATGATCGGAAATAACCAACTGTTCAATGGTATTCGTCAACGTTTTTGTTTCGTAGTGATAGCAAAGAAACATTATTCCACCTCGCTTTCCGGTGTGCCGTTTCCGTTGTTTTCCGGCGTGCCGTTTTCGCTTTTTTCTGTCGTTTCAAACACATCTGGTCTGTTAATCGGCGTTACCATTTTAGAGTTAAAACGTACATGGATATTCAAACCATACATTTCGTTGATTGCATCAAGTCCCCTTTGAATGGTTGCCAGATTTCCGTTTCTCGTCAACTCAATCTCTCCATCGTTGTAACTCGTTTCTGCGGAAACCAGCCGTTCCGGCTTTTCTACGCCGCTTGCTTCGATTCCGAGATCAGCCAGACATTCTGCTACTTCTCTCTGTGCAGCTGTATCAAGTTCGTTGAAAATAGGCTGTACTTTCAAATCAATGGTATCAATCTGAATTTGTTTTCGCAGATCGTTTTTTGCTTTGATAAAAGGAATGTTTTTTACCCATTTTTGGATAAAGTTGTCGATGGATAACTTCTGAGTGCTATCACCGCTGATAACTACAGGTGTCCTCTGCTGAATGACATTGACTCGAGTTGACGCTTTTTTCTCTGCCAGACTTTGTGCATGTAAAATAATACTGTGAATTTCTGGTACAGCAAAAGGTCTAGCAAAAATCAGCGCACTTTCTTCTTTATCCGTTTGTTCGTAATACTGACCGTTCATGGCGTACGCAATCCAATCGGTCGGAATACCATAAATATCCGGTTTGCCTACAAGATTCACGCCGAAAACACCGTACAGTCCTGTAATCGGTTCTTTCTTGAAAAGGCACATACCGTTCCACAACAAATAAGAGTTCAGCATCCGCGGTGGAATCTCATCCGGTAAACCGTCATACTCATAACGTGATAATGCTAAATTTACGAACTTGTCGAAAAAGTGGCGAAAATAAAGTTTTTCCTCCGGGGAAGTATTCGGATTCTTTTCCCAGCGTCCCCAAACTTCTTTATTGCTCACTCGATACGGGTTAGCATACATATTATCACCCCCTTAATCATTGGAAAGACCATAGTTTCCAACATCATCTGTGTGCCAGAAAGTAACTCCTCTGTTAAACATTGCCTGTAAGAAATTGATATCATCGGTGACGCACGCTCCATGCAATCCGCAGTTTACCGTTTTTACAAAATTCCAACTTGAACGCCCTGTGATATTCGGCACTTTAATTTTGTGAGTAGCATATCCGTACATAGTGAAATAATCGTCAATCGTTTTTGCCATCTGAGCGGTTACACTCATAACATGGCAGTAAACTTGACTACCGAATAAAGCGGCGGCAACATAACTACCGGATGAATTTCCCTTTGTAGTTGGTGGGATCAGATCATGGCTTTCTTTTTGCGCATTGATATTTTCGTTGAGCGAATAGGTACTTGTTGCCGCATTAAAAATGCTTTCCGCGCCTGCACCTAAATTTCCGCTTAATGCTCCAAACAATCCCCCCGTAAGATTTCCAATTTGAGAAATAGCATTCTGCTTTTTGGAGTAGTCCCATAAAGGTGTTGACTGTGCGAGAAAAGCCTGATAGCCGTCATTTGTCCATGCACACTGGGGAAAATTATTGATAATAAAGCCAAAAGGCGTGGTTGTTCCACCTGTATTTTTGTATTCACGCGGTACAATAAAGACCGCTGGAATATTAAGTTGTACACCATATACTTGCATAGTTAAAGCACCATTTTTTCCATACTCAAAATTGTAAGTATGCTGAATGCCAGACCCATCAGCGACTAGACAATAACAATATGGATATTGGAATAATTTATTGTTTTTTGGTGTGTATCCGTCTAGCGTAGTAGGCTGGACAGTTTCTTGCTTATATACACTTTTATCTGTTTGAAAACATGCTTCGGGTGCTTGAAATACATTGACAATCGCGTCACCGTTTCCGCTGTTTACGTAGTTTTGAATCGTTGTAATTAAATCTGTATAATTTGTTTTTCGAGTAAACGTGAGTCCAGATAAAATATTTTGTATCGCAACGGGAACAATATTTGTTCCGTTTTCGTCTGTACTTGCAGATAGACAATACTGCATTTCTCCGAGTTGCAACCATTTCAAGTCATTAGGATTGTCCACATATTCCCCAGTTTCCAAATTTTCCGGTATAAGATTAATTCCGACAAGATCAGCTTTTTTGTCAACGTGTTCTCGTTCTACATAGCACGGCTGTAAGACCACATCGTAAAAACTGTTCTGAAAACGATCGGGTTCGAAATAAATCTTAAAACTTCCGTCACTCAACCATTCTACCCGCGTCACAAACCCGAAATACCACTCTTCCGTATATGGTTTATTCTGAAACGCAATGTAATTACATTTCAGAAAATCACTCTCATTCCCTTTTCCCTTATACGTCAGTTCTCCCCACCTCACGGGCGCGGACTGTTGGAAAGTATGAATTGCTTTTTCTTTTACGTGTGCCAGACATCCTGCTTTTCCGTTTTCATAATATCTTACGTGTTCATAATCGTTTCCCCACTCAATCCCACTAGCCAAAATAACCGTAGTCTGTGGGGAAACCGCCGCCACATCAGTTTGTGACGGCAATGGGATGAAAGCATCCATGTTTCCCACCTCTCTTAATCGGTCGTAAAGTAAATCGTTGCTGTTTTGGAAGAATCGTAGCGGCTGGTAATCACAACTTTTACGCTTGCAGTTTTGTTTGCTTTCGGTTTCAGATTCGTTTCGTCTTTTGCGATTCGAAGAATGGTTGTTCCCGGAATAACAAACGTATCAGAGGAAGAGTTACCCTCTACTTTTACGTCAATCGCTTTATCGGCTACCCCAGTAGAAGTAACCGAAAAACTTCCTCCGAAGTCCACATCTGTTCCGGCTTTCACCAGTCCTACGTCACTTGCGTTAATGTCAGAAACAAGAACTTCCTCGGTCGTAAAGACAATGATCGGATAAAACAGGGAATAAGAGAACATCTCTTTTATCGTATACGTACTGTTCCAACGCAGTCCGCGATTAACGTTATCCTGTACCATCATACGGTACTGTTCACGGATTTTGAAGAACCGCTTGTCAACCAGAACCGCCACAATACCCTCCGCATCGTTAAAGTTGTCAATTAACACCTGCTGGGCTTTCGGGATCATGCGGTCGAGATTGTAAGCGCTGGCATAACTGTCAACGTTCATTGCCGCTTTGGTGTCCGGGTCGACAAACAGAAGAATGGTATCTTCTTTTGCGGCAGAGGTCGCGCCTGCGAAATTGTACAGCGGGTTAGGGAACTGAATTTTGTCAATATAGGACTGAATTTGCTTTGCCAGTGCGTTCGCGGATGCCTGATCTGTCACCGGGTCAACATGAACCGGGTAAATCTGTCCCGCACGTTTTGCAGATGCAATCAGTTCTTTCGCGGTTGTGAACTCATCCCAGTTACAAGCGGAAACGACACTTTCCACTTTTGCTTGAACTAGACTTCTGAGTCCGTAATCATCAAGGAACGCGCCGCGCATATCCTCAAACCAGATCGTCACAGGATAATCGTTATTAAAATTGATTACATGATACAGAGCCATGATGTAACTGTCATAAATGGCGGTCGCATCTTCGATGCTGATGTTCGCATCGTGCGCATAACCCTGTGCAAAGTTTACGTAAACTTCCTGTTCTCCGTTTCCATACGGCATGGCGTTACTGTTCAGCACACGCAGAGGATTTCTAAACGCTTCCGTGCTGATCGACTGACTGGCAATCAGATTCACAAGAGCCGGAACGAGTTCGTTTCTTGCCATCGGGTTGTAAGGATCGGTTAAAGTTTTTGCGATGTCGGCAATATTTTCACGGGTTGCAACCGGAACTCTGTCACGGTAGTCAACACTCATGGTCTGACGCACGGCGTTCAGCATATTAATATTGGTCATATCAAGTTTTTCTGCCATTGTTTCACTCTCCTTTTCCGCTCAAAATGAGCTGAGACATATCAAGATCATTGATACTTGTTGCGGTGTCTTCTGCTTCCGGCACTTTTCCGCCAAACTCGGTTACTTTTGTGATACTTCCGCCGTGGGAAAGATCAGACCAGCGGCTTTTGATTTCAGCAACGGCGGCATCATACTTTCCTTTCAGTTCGTCCCGTTCCGCAACCAGTGCGTCACGTTCGGACATCAGTGCTCCAATGTCGGTATCTTCTGTTTTGATTTTTTCGCTTATGGCGGCGATAGCGTCACCGTGTGTTTCGATGTTTCCGATATCGGCTACGATTTCCGACCAATACTCTTCAAGTGTCATGTTAAAACCTCCTTCTTAAATTGGGATATAACCAGATCGGCATTTTATGCCGTTTTGGTTTCATTGGGTGTGGCGGCTCGGGTGGCTCGGGTTGCCCAGTGGACAAATACCGAAATACCATAACCGCGTTGTTCAAACGTTCGGGAGCAGATAGATACCGATTCCCAACAATCCATCCGGTAATTGCAGAATCTTTTGCGTGTTCCGAAATGAAATTAAAACATTCATGTGCTTTTTCCTGCCGGAACGCAAGTGTTCCATCGTCACTAATTCCCTCCCATCCTTTCATATAGGCGGAAGTCAGTGCGTTCAGATCGGTGCTGTCACTGTGCAAAAACGCTTGTAGATTTTCGTAAGCACTAGCGGCTCCGACCGAATACCAGACATTCTCATAAATCAGATATTCTAACTGCGCGTTACCATCTTCCCGGCTGTACCCGTTGGAATCTAACCATTGGAACAACCGCGTCCGGCGGTCGGTAGAGGAATTATCTGTCCACTGACCCAATCCATAGCCGGGCGAGCCGACAATTGTACCTTGCCACAACCCGGGGTTTACGGTTGACTCCTGCCAGAAATTGCCACAGATAGCGGCAATCACATACTGGCTGATACCGCTTTCTACCTCAACCGGATACCGATAAAGATACGTCCACGCGCTATAGGGAGACACAAACGTATTAATGGATACCTGTCTTTCCAGCGGGTAACTATCGGTGTGCGCTCCCATCGTATACCCGCCACCGTCAGCGGGATTGTAAACCATTTCGGTGTGCCCGCTCCTCCATAAGATATCACCTTTTTTCCATGGCTGATTTGCTGTACCTTTTTGGAATCCAGCACCGATCAAATATCCGTCCATGCTACGAGTCGTAAACCACGGGTTAGATGCTAAAAACCCGCCGACCGTACAACAGTAACTCATGAGAGAGGAGCAATCATAGTAGGTAATACCTCCTACGGTCTGACCCTCACGATACGTTTGGGAATATCCAACGTTTGGATTGTTACAAATCTCGATACAGGTATTGTAAGCAAGCGTCAGATCAGCCACGGGTTAAACCCTCTTTTGCTACGTAACCAGTATAGACGATGCCATTTACTACGGCTTTCACCAGATACCATTCTCCGGTATAATACCCGTAGTTTCTAACACTGGTTCCGGTTGGCAACGTCAAGATGACAGTTTTATTCATTCCTGCGCCAACACGCAGATTATAGCGATCATTGGTATGATACGCTCCTGCAATTTTCCGGTCAAAACTACGCGCGGATTCTGTCTTGACGCAACTTTCAATGACGTTATGCGGCTTTTCGTCGACGGCTCCTGCATACCGATAGTGAACGGTATTTTCATACGGAAGATCGTAATAAGACCGTACACAGATTTCTTTTCCGGTCTGATCTCCCGTCTGACCATCAATCCCGCCGTTTTCCGACTGGCTGGCGTGGACGATGCGGTTCGCGTCAACCGACATCGTGACATGATGACCAGCCGCAAGGTGGATATCCCCGCGTCTCCACGGTTTACCGCATTTCACAAAACCAGCGTTTTCCAACTGTTCACCGAGATTTCTAGTTGTGCTGTAAATGCTGATCGGAAAACCAGCATTTGCAAGTGCCGTTCCCACGAATGACGAACAATCATAATCGGGACTGTTCCGGTGTAACTGTGAGTACCCGTGCCGATCATCGGCGGCGATTTGTTCCGCCCAGGCAACTGTTTTTTCGATTTTACTCATTGCTTTTTTCCTCCTAAGTGCTGGCACAACGAGTTAATAGCGGTTGTGTTCGCTTCTACGCTTTTCCGCAGTTCTTCCATCTCTTCCTTGTGTGCGTCTTTTTCTTTCACCAGATACCAGAAAAGTGCGCCGCAACAAACAATTGGAAAACCGAGACTTCCAACTAACTGCGTTACCATAGTTACATCCATGTTTCTACCTCCTTATCCTGCCATTTTAACCAGTCCTCAATTTCACTTAATTTATCACACATAATAAAATTATGAATGAATCGAACTGGCGATTTACTGTTATACGCGTTGCCATCCATGAAAAAGAAATCCCACAAATACCGGATGTGAGACTCGTAATTTTCATGAGGGACAATGATCAGCGTATCTTTTTCGTCCGCTTTATAGCGTACCGTATAAGCAAGATAAGCATTTTCTTTTTTCATCATTCCGACAATCATATTAAAAACGATACTTGCCATCTTTGCTCCTTTCTTCCCGTCCTTGAAAACAAGGAAACCTTTTGACCTGCCAAGGACGGGGCGGTTTTCTCAACCGTGGCAACCCCTCTAAAAAGGTTTCCCCGTATTTTCATGATACCTCTTTTTTGTCCGTATGTCAACTACATTTGTCCGTTTCCCGCGGACTATTTATAAAGGTCAATCCCAAGCAACTCGAGCGCCATATTTTTGCTGTCCAGATCGTCAAAACGCAAATAAGCTTTTTGGTACGCTTCTACTAGCCTTACAAACAAATAATCATAATGATCTAGCATAACCGTGTGCTGTGTGTGATCTCCATCCCGAAAAACGGCAATATACGTACAAGACGGGTTACATTTATGTGTGATATAAATATACCCATCTTCGTAATAATCATACACGCCATAACTTTTGCCGTTGTGCTGAATGGTAAACAGATACCGCGACCGTCCAGTCGGCTTCTGTACAAACACAGCGTCATCAATCAACATCTGATCTCCTACGCTCATACTCTGCATATAGTGACCGCCACGGAAAGCTTTCAATGCAGGATTTTCCCACATTGCCTTACTAGCACTGTCATTGTGGGTAAATTCGCACACAAAACCGCTACCATGCATCATTTTTATTTCTTTCTGATATCTCTTATGGATACCGAAAAATACAAAATATGGATTGAGCAACGAAATATTATTGGATGCCATCACAAGTTTAAACCATCTAGACTGACTTCCGTTTCCACGGCTGATCGTTATAAGCAACGACTGCATGATTTCAGCTTCCCCTTTTACGTATTTACCGCTCTCCGTACAAAATTCATCAAAAAACAAAAAATACACATCACTAAAATACGGTGACAGCTTTTTCACGCTATCCATGTTACTTGCAAAACTAAACGCGCATCCGAACGGCTCCCCGTCCAGAAAATACTGCACGGCATTTCCATTTTTATCTAGATTTTTATAGGTAATCACACTACCCAATTTTGGATACATTCGCAACATATCTTCATACATTGCCGCCGCTCCCGTCATTTCCCCTTTTGTTCGGAAAATCCATCCCGTCTGCAATCCATACTCTTTACACAAGATACAGCTTGCCGCGGCAAACGCACTTGTCTTTCCGGCACTACGGTTGGAACATGTAATTGCCACGCCAGCGAAATCCCCGTCCACGTCTGGCTCTGAAAACAACCGGATTGGATTGTAATACTGAACTGGCTTTCCTTTATCATCTACCCCTTCAAATTTTACATTATAATCCGCGAAAAGTTTTTCCCAATTGATATCATTCCAAAAAATCATTGTTTCACGTGAAACATTTTTGTTTCACGACCTCCTTTCTATCATTTCCCGCTCCGCGTCACCGCCAGTTCCCCGCCAGTCTCTCCGCAGGTAATCTCACGTTAATCGCACGATGATCGCACGTTTTGCTTGCAGATGAACGGCGGTGAAAGGCAGAGCTTCGCTAAGTAACAAAAGAGCTACGCTGGAAAACGTAGCTCTCTTACACGTATGGAGTTTTTTTTCAAATACACAAGATATAGTAACAATCAACTACAGGTAACTTATAATACTCAAGTTGCCGTCCGCCAGTCGGAGCGCGTATTGCCGTCATATGTATTTAAGCAAACGGGTTATACTTTTCTGTATCCCCGAACTTGTGAACGTTTACTGCGGAAAGGTAAGCCGTAAATCCCTTGTCGCGGCGGAATTTGCTTTCACCGATGGAGATTAAGAGGTCAATGACTGCTCCTTTGCCCAATTCGTCAACGCTGGAAACTGTGTCGCTTTCTACGCCGTCCTCATAAAAATCTACTTTATAGTTGGTCTGCGCTTTCACGTAAAGACCAGCTTTGTCGGTTTCTTTCGCCGGAATCCACTTTGCGTCTGCGGCGGCATCTTCTCCGAAATCAGCAATGATTTTTTCAAAGATTGCTTTCTGCTGATCTGGTGTGATCAAAGCAGACAGAACGCTTTTGCCGTCCTCTTCTTTTGCATATATTACAGTTACGTTGTTCAGTTTCATTTTTGCTTTACTCATTGTTTTTTCTCCTTTTTTGATTTAAGTTGTTTGTTATGCAGAACCGCGGCGCTTAGCTTTGATCATTCCGTCTTATCTGGTCACTTCCAGACCGCGGGTTGTGCGCTGATTAGTCGTCCAGTCTCTTTGCTTCGGCAAAGAACTGTTCATCCGACATCTCGTATCGGGCGGATACGGTGTCAATTAAGACGCAAACTGCATCATCAGGCAGTCCTGCTGAAAGAACTGCGTCTTTTTTCGCTTTCTGCGATTTCAATTCTGTATCAGACTCAAAAAAGCCAAGTTCTCTTCGTGTTCCTCTGTCAATAATTGCATAACACCATTTCTCAATTTTTGTTCTAACCATTATTTTTTTCTCCTTTTCTTTTATGTGGTTATTATTTCTTACAAGTATTATAATAGCACTATTCTAACAAAAAGTCAATACTTAAATAAGAAAAAGAAATAAGATATCTAATATCATAAGTAAGATAGCAATATCAAATTCTTCTTTATCAATAGCAAAAATAGTTGTTAACAATAATAGCATAAAAAATACAAAATATCTCATATTGTCTCCTATTCCGGTAAAACTCCGTCTTGAGAGTTTACCAATACTTCGTAGTATTCATTCGTTACACCTAAAGTATAAGTGGTATCAATGATTCCAATGTTACTTGCTGTCAAAATTTCTTCCCCGTTGATTTTGATGTAATGGGGTTTCGAGTTGTTAAAACAACTGAGTGTTCTTCCAACATTTTCCATCCGGCGGCAGAGCCGGAAATTATTACAGCACTTTAAGTTTTCCGCGCCAAGTTTCTTATTCATGCCAGCTACCGTAGACGTAAACCGCACGGGGTCTTTACCAGATTGAGACGCTTTTTCGTCCCATTCCACACCGCAGTATTTCTTTGCGCCGAGGGTTTTAAACTGGATGTAGAGGTCATCCATATCCCAAACGCCGAGAATGTAACGTTTCTCCCCAACGTCACAAAACGCCGGAATGTCATTATCAATCGCACGTTTTGCCAGTATTTTGTTTTTGGCTTCAAACTCCGGAATATGTATCTCGGGATGCAAGAATTTGATGCTGTCAGTGTCGCAATAGACAACATCCATGCCAACTACGTCAAGCATATCTTGTAACTGCCTCCTTGCATGGGCGGTAACATAGATACCCCACTGGTAGTGCAAAAAGCTGTTTTTTCCCTCGTAGTACGTTTTCAGTGCTTTTTCCGCGTCTGCTTTTTCCCGATGCCATTCACCTGTAAATGAATCTATTTCCCATTCATCCTGTAACAGATCGGTCACACACATTCCGAATGTGCTGTTTAACTTATTTTTAGACTTCATGTATTCATAGACTTTATCGGGATTTCCTTTCAACTGGCTTTTTGCGATAAAAAATGACATCATGGTGTTGCGCATACTATCCGGTAATTTTCCGCGCGCGGCTACGTAGCACTCCGAGACGGTAAAGAAATCATAGTCGTATTGATTTTTTATGATCGACAAGTCAATTTCCGTCATTGCAATTTCGCAACAATTAATAGATAACACTCGACCATTATCAATCACACAATCTTTCCCGTGCTTCTGGCACTTCGACAGCGGGATGTATGGTATCGGAATGTTTTCTTTGATACGCAAGTTGTCAAATTGTACCCGCATGATAACACAACGCGTAGCACACAAGTTGTCAAACTGTTCCTGCGTTGTGATCTCAACCGCCCGGAACGCGCTCATAGGATAGTACCCCATAGCGATCTGCGCCGGATAACTACTTGAGATATCCATACTGCCCATAACGATTACAGATTCACCCTTTTTCGCCGTGATCGTGTGTCCCGCGTGGATACGGTTGGCGTGCGTGTTGCCGCCGCGAAACGCATCTTTGCAGAGTTGGTATTGTGGTAACGTGAGCGCTAAGTCGGTAAAGATATCGGGATAATAGTTTTTATCCGCCTGCATAGCACGGCGGAATTCGCGGCGAACGTAGCCAGTGGAAGTAAGGGGGATTTCTGCTAGATTGTCCTCTTTACGTAAAGCGTGGATGCATTCGCATAAACCTCGAACATCGTTGTAACAGTATCCCTGTTCAACATCCGTCAAAGGTGTTTTTGGTGTACGCAGTTTTTTATAGTCATAAGTGTCAACCAGTTTATAATGGATTACGCCATCACTGTTTTCGCAAAATTTCGCAAGGCTCATGTTGCTAAGAAAATACGAACACCGGAACTCGATACCGTACTTATACGCATAACATTTCATCACTTTATGAGCATCCCGCGCAAAGATTTCGTCAAATTCAATAAAATCTTTCATAAATTGAAATTCATAGGAAAGATTGTGAACATAAACGACTGCACGTTTCGTATCAGATGTTTTCAAATACAAATGCAGTTTTTCGCAGAATGAAAGAAACTCGTTCCATGTGCGACCAAAACACACGGTATCTTTGATACAAAACTGCCATTGATACAGAAAGGCAGTTCCTTTTACTACTTTTTCACCTGTTTTGTTATAGCGTTCATAATCAAGTTTTTCTAACGTAGTTGTTTCGATATCAAACGCCATTTCTGCATCATAATAAACGATAGGGTTTTTCTTTCTTCCACGTTTGCGGCATTCGCGCAAAGTCTGGAAAGACGAAAACGGAAAATCATTGACCGAATAAATTGTTTCACGTGAAACATTTTCGTTTCCGTTTACGATAACAGGGATATCTAATTCATACATATTTCCACCTACTTTAATTTTGTTCTCTTTTTCGCAAATAATTCTTCTTCCGTTATATATCCATCGAGAAACTTCTGATATTCGTCAAGAATATCTTCTAGTTCTATTCCACTATCATTTAATTTCGATATGAAATCATCAATCATCTGATCGGACGCTACCTGCTTTCGCAGATTTTTTTTGTAGATATTGGAAGTCAGAAAACGATACAAGTCTTTATAGTTATCTTCTGTTACTTCTCCATCAATTTTATTCTTCGACTTGTCAAAACGTCTCTGCAATTCTGCTATCCGGTATCCCTCCAAAGTTGTTTCGGGTGAATTCAGAAAAGCGATCATCATATCCCATTCTTGCCGAATGGATGCATCCGACCGCTTTACGCCTTTCAAAAATCGATCTTTTGATCGCCCTTGTGACGCAAAAAACTCTTTTACGCGCCCATACTCCCATTGGTCGCGCGCGTGTATTTTTTCCAGTTTGGCAAGGCGGCTGTTTGCCGCCTGCGCTACTTTAGGTAATTCGCGTTTGATCTGGTCTAAACTAAGATCAAGTTCCTGGTAGATGCTGTAGTCCTTTGAGTTCGGCATTATTCGCACCCCCTTATCATCAATCGCAAGTTACCATTTACAATTTCAAAGCCAGTTACTTCTGATAAGAAGTTTTCTGTTCTTTTTGTGTAGAAGTTTACGCAATCCACAGCAAATTCCCCAACTAATACATTATGCTCCTCATTGAACACCGTAACAGACGCATAAATTTCGACTTCCACGCGGTTCTTACCACAATACATTTTTATAAAATCTTTTACTCTCATTATGATACCTCCTTAATAATAACACGTTTCTTTGTTTCCCTCTTTTGAGTACAACGGACACAACGTACAGTTATCGTTAGCGGAACAGATAACGGAATGTTTGATTTCAATGTAATAACTTATGTAAGCATAACGAGTGCTTGCGGAATTGTTGGATTTTACAGTAAATCCGACACCAAAACGCCCTTTATATGGTTGTGGATTATATACTGCGTTTTTACGGACGTATCCATTTGTCATTGATGAATGAGAATATGCATACACTTTAAAATCCGCTCCTACTTTTCTTGTCACATAAAAAGGAAGTTCAGCAACACTATTTTTCATTTTAATAAATTCTTCATAATTCATTTTTTGATTAATTCTCATGTTATCCTCTTTTTCTCCCCGTATTGCCGATAGGAAAGCAATTCCACTAATTACCCGAAAAATCTTTCAAGTAATTTCACATCATTTTCAAATAAGACTACATTCAGTAACGAATGTGTCTTGTGAGCAACTTTTTCAAGTTGAGTTACTCTTTTCCGAGCAACTTCATAGTTGTCATAATTTTCACTTTTAATAAGTTTACCGTGAGATAATGTTTCAACTTTATACATATTATTCCCTTTCTGCCCGTTTACGCCGATAGCACAACAGATGTTAAGTGTTAAATTAACTGTACAGCGGCGATTCATTATATAACTCTCTAAAAAGATCGTCATATGTTACCCACTTAGTAAGGGCTTTTTCCGCTTGCACGCTCTTTTGTCCATATGCATGTTCCATTATTATGAGCATATCCCAAGAATCATTGCATTTTTCATTTAATACGGTTTTAATTTCTTCTACAGTCATTTTAATTCCTCCTTTTTTTTGTATTATTGGTTTCTTGTTTCTGATATTACAATACCACTTTTTCTAGAATATGTCAATAATTTTCTCGAAATTTTCTAGAAAAATATCATTACACACATAAACACGCCACGCCGTGTCCGTCACCTGCGGACACTTTAGCAGACTAAATTGAGTTACCGTTTCCGAAGTGTCCGCGACCCGCGGACAAACGGACGATTTTGTCCACTTTTCGGGCAAAATGAGTAAGTATTTCGGAAGAATTGTGTGTGAATCGGTCGGAAAACGTGAATATTTGTGGAATTGTATAGACAATTAGACGGGACTAACACTTTAGTCAGGTAAAGCGTTTTTGTCAAGTCGGAAAAATGCATAAAAATTTCGGGCATATGTGTTATGAAAAGTATTAAAAAGTGAACAAATGCAAACAAATGCTTTGCAAAAGCGGTGTCTTTCCACGGCGGACACCGCTTTTATTGTGCAATGTGCTGTCCGCCGTACACGGACAAAATTGGGAAAATGTCCGCGTGGGACGGACAGTATATA